TCATTAAAGGCAAAATTACAACTAGCTCGTAAACAACTTACAGGTAAGTAATGACACAAACACCAAGTAATTTATTTGAGGATGATAGCAATGAGATACCAGCAGAAGGTACTCTTGAGGTAACAGGAGAAAACCAAACACAAGATTTATTGCAATCTATAGATGAATTAGATAAAGGTGTATTTACGGTAAAAGACGGTGAAGGTTTTTTTGAAATGGATGATACAACTGAGAAAGAAGATTTTTATGAGCAAAAATATAAAGAGTATGAATTAAATTATGACAACCAGTTTAATCAAAAAATATATAAAGGTATATCTAAGATACTACCTTCTAATTTACAAAATAAATTTAATAATAAGTTAGCAAACAACAAAGAAAAAGCATTAAAGTTTAGACGAGATCAGTTAAAGTTTGCAGAAGAAAATGCTGACAACGCTGTAGGACAGGTAGTAAGAGGATTTCTTGCAGCATATCCTATGGCTCTTAATGAATTAAGCGAAGGCGGTATAAATTTATTTAGACAAATGGGTGGCTTGCCATATAAAGAATATGAGTTGTTTGATATTGACGCTATTACTAGAAAGTTAACAGACGTTGACCCCGAAGATGGTAACGGAAACATATTTAAAACAGCAAGCATAATGACTAGGTTTGTTGTTGGTGGAAACTTTATGAGGAATGTAGGTAATACTGCTACTGGTGGTTTAAATCCTGTTACTAAAATGGGTAAGTTTGATGTAAGAAAAGTTGATTATAGTCTTAAAGGTTTTAATCTTAGAAATGCAAAAAACTTTTTATATAACAGAGCTATAGGTGCAGGTGAAGATATTGCTAGTTCATTGTTATTTTTAGATGCAGAAGAAGATAATTTCTTTCAAGCATTTGAACCATTAGTAGAAGCAGTACCACAATTAGATACAGCTTTTTATAGATTCTTACTGGCAACAGATCCAAAAGAAGAAGGTTTTTTACAAGCAAAATTAAAAGTTGCACTTGCAGAAGGTTTACCATTCCAGTTTGGTTACTCAGGTGTAAGAGGTCTTAATAGAGCAGGGAAAATAGGTTTTAAAGATGCAGCAGGTGAAGTATTAGAACTAGGTGAGTTTTTAGTTGACGGTACAATACAACGTCTAAAAAGTATAAAATCTAATCCACAACTATTAGCAAGAATTACAGAAGGTTTTGCAAACAGACGAGGTTTTACACCTTTTATGAACTATGAATATTTAGACGAGGTAAAATGGAATGAGCTAGATTTAGACCAAAAACTAGACCAGTTATATAAAAGAAATGACATTATTGTAGAAAGTCTTGCAGAAGAAGATATAGACGGATTAAATGCTATTAATAGAGCTATTGCACAGTTAGATGATAATAATAATTTGACAGAAGAAAATCTTAAGCAACTGTTAGATATTAAAAAGTTTGATGAGAAAGCAGTACCTTTTAAAACAAAGCTAGATTCTGGACAAGGACTTATAGGTAATCGTGGTAAGGATTATTTGAAACAAAGACTTAAGTTTCTTAACTTTAGAAACACATTTCAAGAAGCACAAAACCTTAGAACTAAATCAGGTAATATAGTAAGATTACCAGCTATTAAGTTTCAGCAGTTATCTGATGATGATGCACAAATATTAAATAATTTTCTTGATAATATTGGTAGCGGTAGATTAAATGATGTTGCTTTTAGTCTTAACAGTAAGATTGGTGCTGCTGGTAGATTTAATTTTGAAAATAAATTAGTAGAAATCAACAGCAAGATATTTGAAGAGGGTGATTTTAAAAGTACTTATGTACATGAGTTATGGCATACATTATCAAGATATTTACCTACAAATGATGTTGCAAAATTAAGAAAAGAATTTGCAAAAAAAAGAAATACATACTTGCAAAATTTTGATGCTAATAAAAAAGAATTTGTAAATAAAGTAGAGCTAGAGGATTTGTTAGAAAAAATTAGTTCAAAAAGATTTGACGCAGATAATTATAGGAGATCAATAAGAAGCAGAATAAATAGAGAGATAACTAATAACAATTTACAAAAAGCTAATGATAGTAAGTTGTTTAAAAAATTAGCTAATGATTATTTTGAAGCAAATAAATTTACTAACGAAAATTATAGATACACAAATATAGATGAATACTTTGCAGAAACTATGGTTGATGAGTTTTATGAATTTAACGGAAGATTACCTGATGCAGAGATAGGTACATGGAAAAGGTTAGGTCAAGAAGTACAAGAATTTTTTAGAGAGATAATGGCAAATGTAAGAGCAAAGTTTGGTGATACTAGGACAACAAAAATATTTAATGATTTTAACAGCAGTAGATTTCAAACAAAAGTATCAGAACTACCTTTGGAATATCGTAATTTTGACGACATGAATAAGGTTGATTTTATTACATATAAGAGAGGTAAGAATAGACCAAATCGCAGAGGTATAGGTGGACAGGCTGGTGATGGTAGAGGTGGTGACAATAGTAGGGAAGCAGGGAGTATAGATCCTGATGACTTTATGAATTTGCCACATCAAAGAAAGCAGTTTGAGAAGTTTAGTTATTTATTAGCAAGAATTAAATCTCTTAAGCGTGATGGCACATTAGGCAAAGTAAAAAGCATGAGAACTATGATAGAAAACTCTATTGCTTTGTTATCTAATACAGCAGAACTAAAAGCTAGAGGTCAGGCTATGGCACAAATATTAGATATAGAACCATTAGATGAACTTAACTACGCATTAGCAGAACAGATAACTCTTATGGCAAATAAGAATACACAGTTAAGTAAGAAATTAAAGATGGCTATAAAAAATGAAGATTACGGTTTTGTTGATGCAAATATGATAAAGGTGTTAGATAACATGAAAGAAATAGATGAATGGATAGAAATAGCAGTACCTATAGGTAGTAAGACAGGTCAAGGTCTAAAGGCTTTGCAGATTGATACTATTGGAGTAACACCAGAAGAATGGGCTAAATTATCACCAACAGAGAAATTTGCATTAAGAGTAAAACTAAAAGAAGAAGTTGTATTTTCACAAGCTAATTACTCTAAGCGTTTTAGTGATTTTCAAGATCAATTAACAAAAACACATACAGAAGCTATGAAAACAGGCGATTATAGTCGTCTTGATAGATTATTTGGCACATTAAATAGAGCAGAGGGAGATCCAAGAAAACTACAAAAGTTATTTGAAAGAGGTTTATTAGTCAATATATTAAATGACAAAATACTGCATCCATTAAATGATTTAAGTATTAATTTGCTGCTGCTGCATCCTACAACAATGACTATCAACTTTACGTCAAACGCATTAGAAGCGGTGTTTTTTGGTGCAGATATGATGTCTGATCCTGTAATGCTTATGAAATTATTTAAAGGTGATAAGCGTATGTTAGAAGAAAATCTTGCAGCATTTACAGGATTATTTTCTGATTATCAATTTATAGAAGAAGTAGCAAAGCAATCATGGTTACATGATATGAACGTATTAAATCCAAGAAATACAAAATTAGAAAACGTAAGTGAAAGAGCATTTAGTAGTCAAATGTTGCAAGGTAAAATACCTTTTTCAGATATAGAGTTTAGTGAAACACCATTAGGTGAAGCTGTAGGTGCATTGTTAGACAGCAAAGCAGTACAAGGCACTATGAGGGCTGGTAGTAAGACTATGACTACTATGGATGGTATGTTTCAAGCAGGTGCTATAAATGGTGCAACTACATTTCATGCTTTTAGGGATGGCATGAATCAAGGTCTTACTGGTGCAGAACTACAAAAATTTGTAAAAGATAGATTACAGATGACACAAGAGTTGTTGTTGGATCATACAGATAAAGCATTAAAAACAGGTGTAATAGATGATGACTTAGCTTTTTCTATACAAAGTGCTAAAGAGTTTTCTAAACGACAAACCTTTACAGAGCCTATGTTTAGGGATGGTTATATAGTTGGACAGTTTGCTGATGCTATGAATCGTTTTACTTCTACATCACCATTAGCAAAAAGATTTATGTTATTTCTTAGATCACCAGTAAACATAACAAAACGTGCATGGAGAAGAACACCAATTATTAATTTACTTATGCCTGAGTTATTAAAAGAAATTCGTAGTGTAGATCCATTGGTAGCAAGACAGGCAAGAGGGCAATTATTTTTAGGAAATTTATTAGCAACACCAGCGTTGATAGCAGTATTAATGGGATGGAATAAAAATGATCCAGAAAATCCACCTAAGTTTATATTTAATGGTACTGGTGCTAATTATTTTGGTGGTCAATTTGAAAGGGATGAATTAGAGTTGCAACGTATGAGTGGAGAACTTAACGAAGCTATAGGCATATTAAGAGAAAAAGATGGTGTACCAGTAATAGGTGAGGATGGTAAGCCTGTATATGATTATTTTTCTATACAAAAATTAGATCCTGTATCACAAATTTTTATAAATCAAATGAATTTATTTCAAATGGCACAGCAAATGCCAGAACAAACTTTCGGTGAGTTTATGAGTTCTTTTGCATATTATGCAGTTAGATCAAGTCTTAATAAAGCAAATTTATTTGGTATAACAGATATGTTTAAATTTGTAACTGATCCAAGACGTATGCCTACGTTTATACAAAGAAATATATTAACTTCTTTGCAGCCAAGAATTTTAAAAGACATAAAAAAAGATATACAGCTAGGAGAAAAAAACTTAGGTATTATGTCTGAAACAGAATTTGAAAGATTAAGAAGTCGTAGAATGATAAGTAATAGATTTGATGAATCACCATTTATTAGAAACTTCAGAATATTACTTGATGAATATACAACAGGTCGTATAGAAGGAAGAACAAAAGATGGTTTTAGAAAGTTTCCATACGAAAGAGAATTTATTACAAACGAATTAGTACCAAAATACTCTAATAAAGAAGGATTAAATTTATTAAATTTTGTAGTTAGTTCTACAAGTAGAAATGATCCATTAATTACTAATTTTAAAATATTAAATTATGTACCAGCAAAACCAATAAAAAATGCTACTACTGCTTTTGAAATACCTAATTTTGAAACAGGTCTTACAGAAGAAGGGGATGCAGGTTTGCCATCAGCGTATTACGATCAATTAATAAGATATATAAATGAGTCAACATTTCCAGAAGGCTCTACAGGTTACGAAAAGTATGGCAATATGAATGTAAGTGAAGCATTGCTACTGTACTTTAAACAACCACATATACAGGCACACATGGAAGAGTTAGAAAAATATAGAAGAGAAAATAAAGTTATAAGACTAGAAGGTAACTTTGCAAGACTTAGAGATTTTGTATTAGAAGGCGATATAGATTTTGGTCAAACAGAAGGTGTAAGAGATATAGTTAGTGATTTTAAAAAATTAGGAAAACAAAAGTTTTTCTTTGATTTTCAAGATCAACCATTTGTACAAGATGCAATTAAGAAAAAACTTGACGATACATTAAACTATAGAGAGAGTATTAAACAAAACCAAACATTTAAAGACTACTTTACAAGGTAATCATGGCTACTAACACCGCAGCATCATCAACCAACCATACAGGTAATGGAAGTACAAATGCTTTTGCAATATCATTTTCTTTTTTAGCTAATAGTGAGATAGATGTTACTGTTGCTGGTGTACTTAAAACCATTACTACCCATTATACGATTAGTGGTTCTACTGTTACTTTTACAAGTGGCAACACCCCTGCTAATGGTGCAGCTATTAAGTTTCAAAGAAATACAGATATAAGTGCTAAGAAAGTAGATTTTTCAGATGGTAGTGTCTTAACAGAAGCAGATCTTGATGCTAATAGTGACCAAATTATATTTGCACAACAAGAGATTACAGATAAATTAGCAGGTATAGAAGAAGGAGCTACAGGAGATCAAACAGCAGCAGAGATCAGAACATTAGTAGAGAGTGCTAGTGATAGTAATGTTTTTACTGACGCAGATCACTCTAAATTAAATGCAATAGAAGCGTCTGCAACAGCAGACCAGACCGCAGCAGAAATAAGAACACTTGTTGAAAGTGCTAGTGATAGCAACGTATTTACTGATGCTGACCATGATAAGTTGAATGGTATTGAAGCAAGTGCAACTGCTGACCAAACTGCTGCTGAGATTAGAACTCTTGTAGAGTCGGCAACAGATAGTAATGTATTTACTGATGCTGATCATACAAAAGTAAACAATGCTGTAACCCTTACTGACACACAAACACTTACAAACAAAACATTAACCACACCTGTTATTAATGATCTTAGTGGTAGTGCTATTGTTACTTCTGGTACTTCTACAAGTGATAATAAAGTCTATTCAGCTAAACGTGCAGGGGAAATATTTTATGGAAAAGATACTGTAGGAGAAATACAATCAGGTGAAACTTGGAGTAGTGCTGATGATAAGGTTGCTACAACTGCTGCTATAGATGCAAGGATTATAGATTTAGTAGATGATGTTGGTGGTTTTGTACCGATTGCAAGTGAAACAGTTTTTCCTAATACAAACCCTGATGTTAATAATGGTGCTGGAACTCTTATAAGTATTAAAGAAATTGGTACAAGTAGAACACCTTCAAGCGGTACTGTAACTATTGCAAATGGAAATGTTGCAAACAACGCAACAATTACTATTACAGGTTGTGGGTCAACAGTTTTATCTGCTGGATTTGGAGCAATAGTAGAGACTACAACTACATTACATACATATACATTTCATAGGCTTACACCAAAAGCGACAGAGGTTACTACTGTTGCAGGGATAAGCGGTAACATAACAACTGTTGCTGGTATTGCATCAAACGTAACAGCAGTAGCTGGTAATACTACAAATATAAATGCTGTAGCTGGTAATAATTCAAATATTACTTCTGTAGCTGGTAACGCATCAAATATTAATAGTGCAGTATCTAACGCAAGTAATATTAATTCTGCTGTAAGTAATGCAAGTAATATCAATACTGTTGCTGGTTCTATAACCAACGTAAATAATGTTGGTGGTTCTATTAGTAATGTAAATACTGTAGCTTCTAATTTAAGTAGTGTTAACAGTTTTGCTAACTTATATCGAATAGGAGCAAACAACCCTACAAGCAGCTTAGATGTAGGAGACTTATTCTTTAACACAACTGCTAACGAACTCAAAGTTTATAATGGTTCTGCTTGGCAAGGTGGTGTTACAGCAACTGGTAACTTAGCTGGTCTAGGTACTAACACGTTTACTGGTGATCAAGTAATAAATAGTGTTGCTGTTGGTAAAGGAGCAAACTCTGTTGCAGGTAACACTGTTCTTGGAGAAACAGCTTTAGATGCTGCTGTTACTGGTGGGAATAATACTGCTATTGGTAAAAATGTACTTACAGCAAACACTTCTGGACAAAGAAACACTGCTGTAGGTAGTTCTGCCTTAAATAGTAATACAACTGGAGATTATCTAATTAGTATTGGTTATTTCTCAATGGCATCTAATACAACTGGAGATAAAAATATTGCTATTGGAGATAGTAGTTTACAAGCAAATACCACTGCAGATAATAATATTGCTATTGGAACAAATGCCCTAACGTTAAACACAACTGGAACAGAGAACGTAGCTCTAGGAAACAATGCTTTAGATGCAAATACAACTGCAAGTTACAACACAGCAGTTGGATATAACTCATTAACAGCAAACACAACTGGAACTTCTCAAGTAGCTGTTGGTGCTAATTCTTTAGAAGCAAATACAACTGGAACTCATAATACAGCAGTTGGTAAGCAGTCTTTAAAAACTAATACTACTGGTAATTACAACGTTGGTTTAGGCTTAAACGCTTTAATTTTTAACACGACAGGAAGTGAAAACACTGCTGTAGGTACTAGTGCATTGCAAGCTAACACAACAGCAAGTAATAACACCGCAGTGGGTAGATCAGCTTTACTTGCAAACACAACTGGAGACAGGAATGTAGCTGTCGGAACTTCGGCTTTAACAACAAACACTACTGGAAGTTTAAGTGTTGCGGTTGGTCATCTGGCATTAACAAATTCTACAGGAGGTTTAGCTACTGCTGTGGGTGCATTTGCAGCAGATGCTCATACGACAGCAGCTTATACAACGGCTATAGGTTATGCTGCTCTTTCATCTTTAACTACTGGTACAGCAAACACTGCTGTTGGACATCAAGCTGGAAATGCTGTTGTTGATAGCTCTCATACTACAGCTGTTGGATATAATGCGTTAGTCTACAGTACTGGAGCAAACAACACAGCCATAGGAAGTCGTTCATTAGATGCTAACACAACAGGAACATCAAACACTGCTGTTGGTCTTGACTGTTTAGGAGGAAACACTACTGCATCTAATAACACTGCTGTGGGTACTAATGCTTTAAAGGCAAACACAACTGGAGCAGAAAACAATGCTCTAGGTGCTACTGCTTTAGACGCTAATACAACAGGAAGTGGTAATAATGCTTTCGGTTACGAAGCGTTAACAGCCAACACAACAGCTTCCAATAACACTGCTTTTGGACACGTTGCATTAAGAGCAAACACAACTGGAATTTTCAATGTAGCTGTAGGTTCTGGAGCTTTAGATGCTAACACTACAGCAAATAATAATACAGCCGTAGGTACAAATTCTTTAAGTGCTTGTACAACAGGAACACAAAACACAGCACTTGGATCTTATGCTTTAAACGCTAGTACAACTTCAAATGACAATACTGCTGTTGGATATAGTGCTTTAATAGTAAACACAACTGGAGCAAACAATACAGCCCTAGGTGCTTCTGCATTAATAAATAACGAAACTGCTAATAATAATACTGCTTTAGGAGCATTTGCTTTACAAGAAAACACAACTGGGTCATATTCTACTGCTGTAGGTTATGACGCATTGAAAAAAAATACTACTGCCAACAGTAATACTGCAGTCGGATATAACGCACTAAAAGAGAATGTAACTGGTACTGGTAATGTTGCGATGGGTAACCAAGCATTACAAGACAATACTGCTAGTAATAATACTGCTTTTGGATCAAATGCTCTGAGATTAACGACATCAGGAGGTTACAATACTGCTGTTGGAACTCAGGCGATGGATGATAATACAACTGGAGCAAATAACACTGCTGCTGGTTATCAAGCCTCACATAGTAATACAACTGGAACAAATAATACTTCTCTTGGTTATACTGCTCTATGGGCAAACACAACTGGACAATATAACGTAGCCGTAGGTTCGTTAGCTTTAGATGCAAATACTACTGGCGATCAAAATACCTCGATTGGTTATACGGCTTTAGGTGCTAATACAAACGGACAAAATAATGCCGCTCTTGGTACTTATACTATGGCTGCAAACACTTCAGGTAATAATAATACTGGTCTTGGTTATGGCGCGTTAGGAGCAAACACAACTGCAAATGGCAATACTGCTGTTGGTCATAAAGCCATGGATGTTAACACAACTGGGAGTGGAAACGTAGCCGTAGGTAATTTTGCTTTAGATGCAAATACTACTGCTTCTAATAATACCGCAATAGGTGCTAATGCTTTAACTTTAAACACAACAGGAGCAAGTAATGTTGCTTTAGGTGCTGGTGCTTTATCTGCAAACACAACAGCAGATAATAATACCGCTTTAGGTTATGAAGCATTGGATCAAAACACAACTGGACATTCAAACGTAGCAGTTGGAGCTTTTGCTTTAGATGCTAATACCACAGGCCAACTTAATGTGGCGATGGGTAAAAATTCAATGACAGCAAACACAACTGGATCAACTAATACTGCAATAGGCACTAATACTTTAGAAAATAATACAAGTGGTGGAAATAACACAGCTTTAGGTGATGGAACATTAAATGCTAATACAGATGGTGGTAAAAATGTAGGGTGTGGAAGAGTAGCTTTAGAAAACAATACTACAGGCGACAGCAATACTGCCATAGGAGAAGATGCTTTATCTAGTCAAACCACTGCTGATAAAAATACTGCTGTAGGATCTGGTGCTGGAAAAAGTGTTACAACAGGTATTAAAAACACTTTTTTAGGATTTGAAGCTGGAAGAAATCAAGTTACCACAGCTAGTGGTCAACTTTATATAGCTAGAGCCAGTACTGGTGCTGCTGATCCTGCTACTTTTATTTATGGAAATAGTAATGGTCAGTGTACACAGGGCAATAATAGCTCTACTTGGACAACAACTTCAGATGGAAGGCTAAAAAAAGATATAGTTGTAAATACAGTAGGTTTATCAATTATTGATAACGTAACAGTAAAAAATTACAAATATAAACAATATACTGATGGATCTCCTGTTACCTCTGACGATACAATAGATATGAGTGAATTTCCAAACGCACATGGAGTGCATCAAGTTTATATAGGTCAAGGAAATACAACCACACAAATAGGAATTATTGCACAAGAACTAGAAGCTGTTGCACCTAATTGTGTGACCACAAATGAAAAAGGGGTAAAATCAGTAGATACTGACGAATTATTTTGGTATATGATAAATGCTATAAAAGAGTTATCCGCAAAAGTCACAGCCCTCGAAGCAGGGTAAACTAAAAGTAACTTAATTTTTTATTATGGAAGAAAGAACCGCAGATGAAGTTGCAGCAATTTTCTCTGCTGCTGGTGATAGCGTAACTGTTATCGGTACTGCACAAACATCAGATGAAACTGATGCTGATTTCAAAGACAAAATCAAGCGTAATGTAGAGCATCTTGAGATCATCAAAGACTACAAGAAAACTGATGGAACGACTTCTATCTGGACATCAGAAGATTTTACAGCTATAGATAAAGCTATTGTTGATGGTAAAAAAGTTTATGAATAAATTATGACCAGATTAGAAGAACTACAACAAAGGCTACAACAACTTAGCCAAGAAAGATCACAACTATCTATTTCTTATAATCAGTTTACTGGTGCAATGTTAGAAGTTGAACGTCAAATTGTTGAAGAACAAAAGAAACTTGAAGCACCTGTAGAAGAAAAAGAAGAAGTTGTAAATTAATTACACTTCCATTTCTTAAGAGCTAGTCCTTTTCTTGTTAGCTTACCGCCTTTACTGGTAGCACCTTTAACACCTTTCATTCTGGCACAAAAAGATTTACGTCTTTTAGCAGCTTTACTACCACGTTTAACTTTGCCTGTTACTGGTGCTTTTAAATTGCTACCTGTTTCTCTATTTATTTTATCTCTACCTTTTTTAGTAAGACCACCAGTTTTACTCTTGTGTTCTTTGCGTAGCCTTACTGATTTAGCCATTAAGATACAGTAAATACTTGATTACTTTGTGCAAGTTTTCTATGTATTTCATCTTGATAGGCTTTATCCGTTTTATATCTAGGATCTCTCATAGCAGCTACTACTTCTGCATTAGACCTAAATACATTTGTAGATGGTGTATTAGAAGATTTACCTGACATTAGTTCTGGCTCAATACCTTTACTAGCTTTGTACTTATTATACATATTTTGTACAGCAAGAGATACTTGTGTAACTGTAGAACCTTCACCATCAACTATGTTGTTGTAGCTTTGTTTTTCTTCTGTAGGTAATGTTTTATCCATCCACATAAGCATTTCTTTATATTGCTTCTCACCACCTGCAATACCTACAATCTCGTCATAAGGATCATCAGTATTATAATTTTGTTCTGTAGCTCTACCTGTTAAGTAAGAGTCTATAAGTGTTCTAGGCAATCCTGTACTTTCTAACTCTGCATACATTTCATCAGTAATCGTTCCATTGTTTTCGTGAAAATGCTTAGAAATTTTAAAAGGATCTACATTGTTTTCTTCAAATAATTCACCTAGTTTTTCACCGTAAACCTCTTTTGTTTTACCGTAATCAACAGTACCATCTTCATTGTAATACTGTTCATAACCTTCTTCTTCAGTAGTTGCTTCTTCTTCAGTAGCAACTTCTTCATCAGAATCTTTTGCTGTTAATTTATTCTCTAGTTCTTTATAACTAGCAATCAAATCTTCTTGTGACTTAAACTTGCCTAGTATCAGACCATTTTCATCTGTTTCATTTTCTGCAAGTTTTGCTATGTCATCAGCAGACATAGGTGGTGTTTCATTAACAGCTACTTTTGATTCCATAATTTTTTATTAACTATAAGTTATTGTATTGCCATGTGGAGTTTTGACATCCCCTGACTTTGCTGGTGTAGGATTTTCTTCATACTCACCAATTCTGCTTACTACAGCATCCTCTTCTTTTTTTACATAACGACCATTTGCGTCACGTTCTTTTTTAGGCTTCTGGGTTTTGCTCGGCATTAGCTTGCTCCGTTGCTAGTTGTTGGGCTTGTAGAACATTCTTAGGATCAGCTAATTTAGAGCCTAAAGCAGCAGAACCTAAAGATTGTACAAGCTGTTGCTGTTGCATAGCTTGCATTTCTTGTTCTATCTCTTCCCTAGACTTTACAAGATTATTGGT